ATATACTATCATCACTCCAACAAGAACACCGACCCCTACACCAACCATTACACCAACACCCACAGTAACTAAAACACCTACACCCACACCCACCATCACACCCACACCAACCATTACACCGACACCCACAGTAACTAACACACCTACTCCTACACCTTCTATAACACCAACTCCTACTATAACACCAACCCCAACCAGAACACCAACTGCCACACCAACATCAACCCCCACACCTACTCCGACCCCATCACCTACTGCTACTAACGCTCCAACCTTTACACCTACTCCCACACCCACTATAACACCAACTGCCACACCAACATCAACTCCCACACCTACTCCCACTGCTACACCAAACTTTTTAAGCTTAACTATTGGCACACTCAATACAAATACACTAAATGTAAATTTGCGTGATATATATAACACAGCTACAGGAAATGCTCCGGTAACACGACCTATAGTGTTTACTGTGCAAGGCAATATTGGATCTGCATCTGCAGCAGCTAATACATATGCAATAAACACAGGCGAATGGCCTCTTGGTGCTGATCTTACTCTAATTATTCCTGCCATTTCAGACAACACAGCAAATCCAGGTAATGGTATTGTGGCCGGCAAGGGTGGGATCGGTGGTGGGTTTAATGGCGGTGGTGTTGCATCTGGCGAAAATGGTGGTGCAGCTATAGGCGTATTTACAGATATCAAAATTATAAATAGAGGTATTCTGGGTGGTGGCGGTGGTGGTGGGTCAGGATCAGGGTATAACTCTCACGGTTACTATTACCACGGAGGCTGTGGTGCAGGTGTTTCTATAACTGGTAATGGTTCTTACCGATACAATGGATCTGGATGCAACTATAATAATTCAAACCATGGGGGTAATTTAGGCGAACCTGGAGCTTCTAACTCTACTAATTCTTGTGGGTGGTGGTATAATCAAATAAACCCAGGATCTGCTGGTGCAGCTATCATTAATCCCTATGGGTATGTATGTACTATTACAAACGAGGGTAACGGTGTTGTTTATGGACCAATAAAAAACAATTGCTACGGCAACTGCTTCTAACAAAGTAGTATTTAAAATGATCTTCTTCTGTAAATAATTATAATGCAAATTTATAGTCTAGATTCGTATAATATAACGCCATTATCTAGCAACTATTATAATGACAGCAATGTACAGTTTCATAAAAACACCTTATTTACTGAAAATAACATTTTTATTAATTTAGAAAAAATCTCAGAAAATCTTAATGATTTTAGTATTAATAATTATTCTGCATTATCTTTAACAGATAGAAAAAACCTCAGTGATGTGTTAGAATTAACTCCATTAGCTCCACTAGAAGATGAAGGGTTCTCAACATACCTGGCAGCTAATGCACTATATAGTATAACAGATAGATCTCGCTACTGGGTTGTTGAAGAGCCACCTGTTTCCTTTAATACAGCGTCTATTAAAGTCTCAGGTACTACTGATAAGATGGACAATCGCTATTATTTTGAAATTATTTTTCTAGATAGTAATAAATGTAAAGTAGCTCATGAAAATGACGGTACAAGAAGATATCTTACAACAGATACAACTGACTCACTCCTTTTTTGTAAGGAAGCTTCCCTAGACAATTTAGGCGAATACAGCCCGCAGATTTTCTTGTACACATATGACAGAACAAACGATTTAATTGTTTTTTATAAAAATTTATCTGATATTATTTACTATGTAGCGTATGACAGTGCAATGCAAGAACTTACTCTCATTTCTACAGTAACTGGAACTAATTTAAATTTTACAAATCAAACAGTTTTTCGCTGTCAACAGAGAGTGGATGATTCGAACATTACACCTTTAATAGACCCATGGGTCTCTTATGAAAAAAACTCTAATAATGCTATTCCAATATATAAAAAATTGAGCCATGAGGATATTGAATCTAATATGCTTCTCAATTCGCAGTATTCTACTATTACTGGAACTGAATTAAACACCAATATATTATCCTTAAAAAATACTAATACACCAGAAAATTATCAATCTAGAGCCAATCCTTTCTTTCAAGAACCAGGTGTTCTCATGAGAGAATATAAAAAACTCTTTACTGGATCAAATCAAGAACTAGGAAATGATAATATAACTGTAGGATACGAAGCCTATACAGCAAATGTAATTTTAAAAAGAGATAAAGTAACATACTTCCATGTACCTCAAAACTTTTTTCCTCTCAAAATTCTTAATTTAAATGATTCAGCGCTAGCAGAAGCAGGAGCTATAGCAGGTGACCATCCAATTAAAAGCGATAAAATCTTTAAAAAGAAAGCCAACTATAAATTTACCAGCCCTTATGGCAATACAAAATTAGAAAACACAGGCAGTTTTCTGTGTTCTTGGTTATCAGGCAATGCCAACGCGTACACACGCCCTGTTTGGGTAGATAGATATTATTTTCCATCCAAAATATCTTTTCTCGGTGCACTCACAGCAACAGATTTTAATGCAATAGAGTATCAATCCGGCTATGATTGCTTACGAAACATATTTCCATCACAAATACAAGTAGTTGATATTATTTCAAACTCTATTTTTGAGCCTGGTACTTATTATGCTTATCAGCATCTTGGTTCTGAATTTAGTAAAAAATATATTGAATCAAAACAAGCCGGTTTAGTACAATTTGGTATAACCGCCAATATTATTTTACAAAAAGAAACAGCTACTAGTGGTAAATCTACATATAGTAGTTTTATTAGTGGCGCAACACCCATACCACCTATTACACCCACACCAACATTAACACCTACACCCACACCTACGCCTACTCCCACTATAACACCTACACCCACTGTAACATCCACACCCACACCCACACCCACATATACGCCCACGGGCGCGCCCACCTTTACACCCACACCAACACCCACTATAACACCCACGCCAACCATCACTCCCACACCCACAATATTAGCACCAACACCTACACCAACTATTACTCCCACTCCAACATCAGAATTTGTATATTTAGGTCTACCTGCAACTCTTAATTATAATCTTGATCTAGCAATAGAATACAAGAAGTTTACAGGGAATAATATAGGATCTGTTCCTAGAAATGTTGCTTTCACATTGCTTGGTAATGCAGGCAGTGTAGTCACTACTGCACCTGCTATTAATACAGGAAATGGTTGGCCCGCTGGATCAAGAATTACTCTGACAATTCCTGCTGGCAGCTTTGTACATGGTGCTGGTGGTAGAGGCTCTTATGTGATATCACCTCCAACTATACTGTCTGCAGAGAAAGGTGGTACAGCTATTAATATTACTGAAAACTCTAGTATTACCTTTAATATTGTTAATAACGGGGTGTTAGGTGGTGGTGGTGGAGGTGGTGGAGTAGGTGTAGTGACTGATACTGCATTTTGTGGAGGTGGTGGCGGTGCAGGTGATGGCCCGGGCTTTGGAGGTGTTGGTTACGGGTCAGCTGCTACTAGGGATGCTGGCTTCTTCGCAAGATATACAGCAGCTCCTGGTGGCTCTCCAGGTAGCAGCACAGCAGGTGGTGCAGGTGGGGCAATTACTGTGGGAATATATGGTGGTACTGGGGGTAGCTTAGGTCAAGCTGGTAATTCAGGTAGAGGCACTGTTGCATCAGGAGACGGGGTTGGTGCAGCTGGTGGTAAAGCTGTTGCTCTCAATGGAGGTACTGTTACTATTACAGGAACAGGCACAGTATTAGGAGCTGTTTCATAATAAAAAAATATAGTAAATAATATTATGACAGTTTTTAACACTAATGAAGAAATTGTATTTGACAGCTATACGTACTGTGTAACTGAAAATCTTTCTTCAATTAATAATAGTAATCAATTTACTATTATATTTGATTTATATAATGATGATTGGTCTAAACCATTTGGCTATCAGTTGTTAGGAAACTATACTACCGACGGTTTTGGTATTTTTAATACCAATAAAGTTACTCCAACACTGTTTATCAATAGCAATAGTGCCATTGAAATAACAAATCTTAATTTTGAACGCTTAGATACACTAGAATTATCTTCTTCTGCAAATGCAATTATACGGCTAGATGATCTTAGTTATTATTATATTATAAACTCTTCAGGTTTTTTTGAAAAATATAACAACAATAATGCTCTATTATATAAAATTTCTAGTCCAAGTCTGTCTTTTGTATATGATTACGATTACGATAATGAAAACTGCTATGTATTATGCTATAATTCTAGTTTTGACCGTACAGAATTATTAAAAATACAGCTAGATACAGGTATTATACAACAAATTTTACCTACTTCTAAATCATATAATTTTTATTATTACAATGTACCGCTTGACTCATTTTATAATGCTAGAACAATTAATTATAAAAATAATAACTTTTATTTTACTACTGGTGATAAGGCTGAGAGATATCTTGATACAATTTATTTTAGAGTAGTAAGTGGAACAGGATTCGGTATATACAGCTGGAACATTACAGACAACTCGACAAGTCCTGAGGTAATATCTCTTGTCTTATCTGCTTATAATTCTCTTGAAGATTACGATATTGATATTGATGGGAATTTATGGGCGTTGTATGATTATACCAATTATGTAAAAATAAATAGTAATCGAATAGTCACCTTATCAGGTACACTGCCACTATCATCATGCAAATCAACTAATATTGATTTTGGAATAAACTTAAATGGCAATGAACTACAACAATACGCCTTTATTTCTACTTTAACTGAAGCTAATAAAAACATTACCTATAAACTCGATACTAATGGTAACCTCATATCTGTATATTATGCAAAACTTGACGGTCCAAATAATACCAGCATTACTCAATCTAGTTTTTTAAGATACTATTATGACGACCTATACTTTGGCAATATTTTAAACTTGAAACTAAAATTAAAGAATTTTGCCGATCAAAATGATACAGCTATGTTAAACCTTTTTTACCCGCTTTCTTCTTTAGCGCAAGGGTATCACAATTTTGCTATTAGATTTAATAGTGATGGTGGTTCTTTTCATCTAATTGTAGATGGTAAGATTGTATTACAAGAACAGTTTACACCTAAAAAATATAAATTTTCAAATTTATTCTATAGACCATTTCTTATAGGCACTGCAACGCATACAAATAATATACCATTATTTCAATATTTAAATGACGTCTCTTTTAATTGTAGAGGTATTAAATTGAAAAATTTCTATCTATATAACCAAGCTCTTAATTATTTTGATATACTATTTCATAACAGAATTTATCAAAAAGTTGAAGATATTGTGCTTGACTTACCATGTGGTAAGCGAAGCTATATAGAAGAAATTGAACGATATTTTAAATTTAGAACACCTGGAAATAAGTCACCAATTATAAATGTTGTTTTAAAGAATAGTGGTATAAATAATCAACAATTAAGAAATGAAATTGAGAAAAGAATCTATAAATTATTACAACAGACTGCACCGGTGTATACAAAAGTAAACCAATTTAAGTGGAGTAATTAATGAATATTACACAAGAAGTTAATAATTATGAGATGATTTATGATAGATACCCATCTCAACTTATTTCATTACCATATTCTTTAGAAGAGATTAAAATACAGCCAAATGATACAGTTAATAGCGATGTTATAAATCTCAAACTACAGCATTTATATGAAAATTTTCTCTATATTTATACTAAGAGTAAAATAGCTTCAAATATTATACCAATTAGTTCTACAGCAGTTTTAGGAATGAGTACTTACTTTACATATTTAGCGTGGAATTATAATTTATCTAGCTCTGAATTCAAACCTGTTACTTGGAGTTTGCCTGATGCATTTAATAATATTAAAACAATTCATGCTATCTCTTCACCTGATCTCGGTGAATACTCTATTTTTGGTTCAAATGGAAAAACGTTATTTATCGTACGATCTACTGATACTGAAAGTGAAGTTCTTTCTACTTCAGTTATTACTCAATTTAATACCCCAGCTTCAAACAATGTGTCTTTTACTAATATTGAAGCAATAACAGATGGACCAGATCAAAGCATTCTTGTTTTAGATAGTGGCAATAACAGCCTTTATCAATATGAAGCAAGAGGATACACACAAGACAATAATGTGTTTTTTAATAGACTAGTTTTTAAGAATTTGCTTGGAGGATATGGGTCTGCAGACGATAAACTTTCATTTAATGCACCTACAGATGTAGTTTCCTATAATGGTAATGTATATGTTTTAGATACTGGTAATAGCTGTGTTAAACAGTATGATCAAAATTTAAACTGGGTTAGTACATATAGACTAAATCGCGACTTTTTAAATACCCCGCCAAAAAAACTTACAGTTGATGCTGGTGGTAATTTCTTTTGCTTACTTTCTGGAAATAGAATAAATATTTATTCACCTAATTTTCAACAAAAGACAGAAGTTGCTATAGATTATCTCAATAAAACAGAGACTATTATTGATATTGTTTTTTCTAAAACAGATGCAAATATATATTATGTAGTAACTAACGAAAATATATACAAAGGATTAGTTAACAACCCAGGCAACACAATAGGCAAATATTTATTGTATTTACATAGGTATAACGACACACAAACTATATCAGCTTTCACTTCTATTGGCATTGGTAATAATGATAGAAACTTAATAGTCTCAAAAAACCCTTCAACCAATGCACAGATTATTGGAGCATTTTATGATAATATAAATTTATATGATATACTAACTATACCTAATTTTGACATATATACAATGAATGACATTTCAATAAAGCCTGAAGAATATGTTCAGAGCTGGGTCATTAATAAATCACTTGTTAAATTGGTTACCAATCATCTTAGATTTATTGATCAAATTATAGGCAAGTTTCAATTTAAATTTGATTCAAGAAGAAATTCAGTTTTTCAGTTCACACGGTACTTGACAGCACGTGAACAAACAAATCTAACGCAAAGAGCGGAGATCCTATAATGAATCAAGATTTTGATAATTATATAGGTCAAAATGAAATTGTTACAGATTCTGCTATTAACAGATGCTTAGAAAATATATTTAATTTGCAGCAGCATCTTGTTGATACTTTACAGGATGAACTTACACCAGAAGCTCTCAACCTGCCTTTTATATTGAACATTCCCTGGACACCCACACCCACACCCACCCCAACACCCACTATTACTCCTACACCCACTGTTACTCCCACTATAACGCCCACACCTACTAATACGCCTACTAATGCGCCTACATTTACTCCCACACCCACACCGACTCGTACTTTAGTACCCACGCCCACACCTACCACAACACCTACACGCACACCTACACGCACACCTACCCCCACACCTACAGCAACTGTAGATCCTTATGAGAAATTATCGGTCTTGATTTTTAATCAAAAAAGTTATATAGAAGCTTCTATTAACCTTTACGATTATATGTGCCAGTATCTAGGCCGCACCCCTGCTAGCTTCACTAAAGCTTTAGATGTATTTTTTTATAACGGTTCATTAGTTGGTTGTAAGAAAGGGTATAATTATGCCATGCGTACTGGTACTGGTTGGCCTGCAGGTAGTAAAATTCAAATATACAATCCGCCTGTAAAAATTAGTGCGAGTGCGCCATATGATCTGGCTGGAAATTACCCAACAGCTAACAGCCCTGTAACTGGTCCAATTGCAGGCGTTATAATGGGAAGAGGCGCAGATGGTCAGTGTGGTGCTAGCATGTGTTGTGGGTGTTACTATTGGAATAACTGGCAGACATATTATAATTGTGACCTAGCAGAGACAGCATGGGGCCTTTGTGGCAATGGATGTTCTGGTACACCTGGTGATGCAATTTGGATTGATGCTGGTCTTACTATGGTAGAAATATATAATGAAGGTGTTATTGCTGGTGGTGGTGGCAACAATTCATATGTTGACAGAGGCCGCGGTGGAATTGGTGCTGGTGGTGGTGGTTTGCCAGGCGGTAAAGGCAACCTAGGGACTTTAGGATATGCGAATACACGCGAAAGTCGCTGCAACGCATATCAATTATCTGATTGGTCTGGTGGTTATCAAGGAGCTCAAATGTTCAATGCTGGTTATAATGGCAGTGCAGGGTTTGCTGGTGGAGCAGGCAATTATGGTGGTAGCGCACCAGGATATGCTTTAAAAACGTTCGGCCATCCATATCAATGGAAGACAGGGCTCAGTCCCGCAGGATTACCGCTTTTCTTACCAGTAGGTGGCGGTTCTGGTCGAATTGATCCATTTAGTTCTACTGTTATACGCAATGGGTTAATAGGCCCTTAAATATTTAATTGTAAATCCCAATGATTAAATAAATAATTACAATGGCAAGCGTCTCTATAGTTAAAATTAAGGTAAGAAGAGGCACAGATTCTGAAAGAAAGCGAATAGTGCTTGATAACGGAGAATTGGGGTATGTAACTGACACAGGCGGAAGAAGGTTGTTTATTGGAGATGGTCTTAAAAAAGGCGGATATCCCATTGGCACAGCATTATTTTATAATGCTGACTTAAATTCACCTGAAACATACAAGTATGCTCAAATAGGTGATGTGCTGTACGACAACACATCTACAAAATTATATACTATTACCGACATAGATAGTAGTACTACACCTGCGTTGTACACTTTTAAATTTATAGGACCAGCTGTTGATAATACTTCTGTTGCATATAACCTTCAAGGAAGTTTATCTGTTAATTTAAGTGGTGTAGATGGCACTTCTTTACCCACCTCTAATCCTGGTGGAGGATCTAAAAAATTATGGAATGACGGTGGATTTGTAAAGGTAGCATAATATGGCATTTGAAATTACAAGTGATACAGTTGTAAAAATTCTAGTCCGTAGAGGACTAGAAGTTGAGCGTCTTGAAACTCTCCTATCTGAAGGTGAACTTGGTTTATCTGTAGACACACGCAGAGTTTTTGTTGGTGATGGTTATACCCTGGGCGGAACCCCAGTTGGCAGTATTAATTTTGGCATTATTGGTGATCTTGTAAATATAACACCATATGCCCAACCTGGTGACATGGCTTCATGTAAAAATATAAATTATGTTTTCAATAATAATAGCTGGAATATGGTATCACCTAAAACCTATATTGAACTTTTCGCTGATACACCATATGCTTGCCAGACATTAGAGTATTCACCAGATCCTTCAAATTCACTTAGATTGTCAGATACTGGATTAGGTGACGGTCTATTAATTGATTACAGCCAAGGCCCTAGTGGTGAAAAAAATAACACAATACAAAAAACATATGGTCAGTTAAATTTTGATGCGCGATTTTTGTCATTATGCGCTTATAGAACAATTTATGATAATAACGATGGGCCCCGTGTAGGCAGTTTCTATTTTGGTAATATTTTTACCAAGACTATAACAGATCATCTTTCTACTACAGTTAATATAGAGAAAAATCTGTCTATAAATGATCACTCTTTATCTGCTTTTCAATTGAAAATGACTGCACGCAGTGGTGATTATAATGGCAGTCTCATTGATGCTACTAGTGGCAGTCTGTATATCAGAAGCCCGGGACAAATTTTTCTTGGTACGAAGAGCAATGGCTGCAGCGGGTTGAGTGTTGAGAACAATAACGTTACAGTGTTTGGTAATTTATCTGTTTTGGGTGATGTTGCTTATTTGAATTCCATAGTTTCAGTGACCAGTGCTTTGAGTGTTGTTAATAGCGGCACAGGACCAGCATTGGTGGTGAGACAAAATGGCACCCAACCTATTGCTACATTTTTTGATGATACGCAGAGTGCCTTAAGAATAATGGATGGTGCTAAAATTCAATTTTTTGAAGAAAATAGTTCTGGTGGTATAGGTATCAATACTACCAATACAAGCAACGCACTTTCTCTAAAAGGTACCATTTCTGCTTTAGGTGAACCTATTTTTAGAGCTCTTGCAACTGATGGTTCCGGGGTAACAATAGCTGGCCCAAATACTACCAATGACCCTCAGTTGCAAATTTCTAGACTTGATGCAGATAAATTTAACTTTAGAGTCCGTGGAGCTACAGGAGCAGCTCATCTCAACATTTATGATCAGATCAATGGTTCTGTTGGTAATGGCATTGTATTAAAAGGAAACAATGTGGGCATAGGTACTGATACACCAGAACAAAAACTACATGTTTTAAAGGGTTCTGCAGGTATAGTGACTGCAGAAATCAACAGCATTGCTGTGTTTGAAGGCGATGGCTCTAATCACATATCCATTTTAACTCCAAACGGCAACACTGGAGGTGTGGTGTTTGGCAGCCCATCAGACAACTATGGTTCATACTTGTCCTGGAATTATACTAATAGTGAATTGAAGCTTGCAACTGCAAAGGCTGGTGGTTTCATATCACTCTTGACTGACGATGAAACAACACAAGCTGTAAGAATTACAAACACTGGCAATGTGGGCATTGGCACAACAGCGCCTCTAACTAAATTAGAAGTTAATGGAAGCCTGAGAGTGGGTCGCGGCAATGATCTTCAGTTTAATTCTGCACTAAAATGGTCTGGGGCTGGAACTACTGATGCTAACAGTTACATGTCTGGCATTGCTAATAGTACTGAGCAAATACGCATTGATACCAATGGTGTTAAAATAAGTGACAGCAAAACTCTCACTCTGGGTGTGGGTACCAATGTTGCTCTGGATACTGCAACTGGTTCCAAGATTGGAACAGCAACCACACAGAAGCTCAGTTTCTACAATGCAAACCCCATAGTGCAACCTTCATCTGCCAATCAAGCAGCACTTGCAGCATATGTTGGAGGGGCCAATGGGTACAGTACTACAGCTCAAGCTCAAGCAATAATTACATTAGTAAATGAAATACGTACCACTCTTGTTAATCTCGGATTAATGAAGGGTTCAGCTTAATAGTACTTGCAAGTTCATTTTGTTATATTAATATAAACACATGTTCATCGACAAATACACATTCCACGTCAGAGACAATACCACCAAGAAAACATTCAAAATTACTTTGGATGAAGACACCCCACAAGATGCACACAAGAAGATCTACAACAGGCTCAATTACTATCAAGACATTGTAAAAGTAGAAGATTTTGAAAAAAATACAGTGTTTGATCCAGATCGGGGCTTCATAAATAATTGAATGATAAGTGACTTCTTTGAAGACAACAAACCATGTCCTCCAGAGATTGTTAACTGTGAAAAGCTTAGATTGGAATACAAACAAGAAATATCAACCATTAATCCCCGTGCATGCACACCTTGCATGATCAATGGCATAAAGTCAAAATATCTCAATATCATTAGCAACAGCAACCGATGATTGAAGCATTCACAGTATATTTAATTTCACAAGCTGCCAACTTAGTTTGGTTTTCATCACCATTGAAGTTGTCTCTGTACAGCCTCTTGACAAAGAAAATTACTTTCCGTCATGAAGATTTTGACTTACTGCTTTTAACTGCCTCTCCTTTGCTCAAAGTATTCACTTGTCCTTTTTGCTTTAGTTTTTGGACCAGCACAATTGTTTCTGCTATTCTGTCTGATAGTTTTATAGGTTTCATAATAAACACAAGCACCAGCATTGTGCTCATTTATCTGTATGAAAATGTAATTAATTTTCTAAAAGGAGTTGATTAAATAATTTTTTAATTTAATATATTGTTATGCCAGACACAACAACTCAAGAATTGCAAACAGAAATAACCCTACAAGATTTAAAAGTTCTAGCCAACTTGATTGAAGCAGCTTCTGCAAGAGGCGTTCTCAAGGGGGCTGATCTCACCGTTGTAGGCGGTGTATACGACAAGATTGTTACCGTGATTAATACTTCCAAATAATGAAAATTGAACTGGTCAATGTTCAAAACATGCACACAGGAATGCATGTAAAAGTCTTGGCTGATAGCAAAGAAGTTGGTGTGCTCTACTTGAGCAATGAAGAATTGGATGCTTTTCTTGACTTAATCCGCAAAGGTGTCACAAAAAGTGACACAGAATTTGTTAATAGCTTGCATACTGACGACGGCTTAGAAGATTACGAAGATCAAGACGACTAATACACTCTCTTTTTCATTAAATAATATAATGAAAGAGATTGACTTTATTCAATCCATATGTGAAGAGTTCACTGATATTGTCATCACTGACAAGAAGAAAAACTCTGTAATTTTTCACCTGCCTGCCAAGTATTTCAAAGACCTCAATAAACGGTTGATTGACAAGGGGTTTGAGCTCACATTTAAAAAGGCCATTAGCAAAGGCCATTATACTTGTTCTTATACACTCAAAAAAAACAAGTAGAATCATTTTTAATTTCCTGTATAATAGGGTTAATGTTAAAGTTCGACAAAGTAAAGCATTGCTATAGAAACATACATACCAATGAGGAATACACTTCCGCCACAACACTCATTGGCAAGTTTAAAAAGAAGTTTGATGTGGAGTTCTTTGCCAAAAAGACTGCTGATAAAGAAGGTATTACTGTGGAAGAAGTCAAAGCCAAATGGCAGAAGATCAATGCAGACAGCAAGATAAGAGGCAGTTCCATTCATAGTGCCATTGATGAATACAATAAAACAGGAGAGAAACCCCAAGAATTCAAGGATATCCTGGATTCTCTTGAGTCTCTCAAATTGTATGATAGATCCATTGCCAAATGTGAAGAACTGGTTTATAACCACAATTACCGTTTAGCAGGCACAGCAGATTGCATTGAAGATTTAGGCTCCACCTTCAATGTGTATGATTACAAGACCAACAAGAAGTTCAATCTGTATTCACAATACAATTCTTTCTTTCTGGATCCTGTTGCTCACTTGAGTGATTGTGAATACAATGCCTATTCATTGCAGCTCTCTTTGTATGCTTACATGTACCAAAGCATGACTGGCAAAAGAGTGGGCAAATTAGGCATAGCCTACCTAGATGGTGACAACAAATTCAATGTATACTACTCACCATATTTGCTCACAGATGTTCAGAAGATTTTGAACCATGCCAAGAATTAATTGGGAAGAGCATGCCCTTTTAATTGCTTGGGCTGCTACTCTGCGGTCTGAAGATCCCTACATGAAAGTAGGAGCATGTGCATTGGGCCATCAAAGGGAAGTGCTGGGTGTTGCTTACAATGGCTTAGCCCCAGGCAAAATAGTTTCACAAGATTTCTGGTCTGACAGGCACAAGCGCAGACCATTCATGATTCATGCTGAAGCAAATCTATTGGCAAGAATTAGCAAAGATGAAGCACATACCATTGGTGTAACTCTGCAGCCTTGCAGTTGCTGTGCACAATCCATGGTAGCACATGGAGTCAAAAAAGTAGTATACACAGAGAAGTATGATTTTGACAAAGGTGGTTTGGACATTTTAAAATTTTATGGTGTGGAGTTGATTTGCATTCCTAAAGATCACATATTAAATAAACTCAAATCATTATGAGATTCTTAGATGTAATCATAGAAAATTCCCCTGTTAAAGAAGCCAAGCTTTATAGCCCTGCTCAAAAAGCAGCAGAGAAGCCTGACAATGGTGTCACAATTCAAAACCCTGCTGCATATCATGTAATTCAAGACTGTGCCAAGATGACTGTTAAGTTTTTACCCTTTTATGTATTTGGTTTGTATGCTCATCCTTTTGATGATTTGAAGGGCAAGTATAATTTCAAAGACATCAAAGAATTTGTGGATGCAGCTTTTAGTGATGTTACGTTGAACCAACTGTTAATTCTTATCCTAGATAAGATAAAGAAGTTGCCTTATACTCCCTCTCAAAGTGCCAATGATCCTTATGGTGATTATGAAAGCTTTGAAGGGGTGAACGAAAAAGATGTAGTATCGCTTTTATGCAAAGCCTTTAACGTTCCTGTCTTGAAATAATTACGCCAACTCTTTAACGTAACTAACAGGACGCAGATTCAGATTCAATTTGAAGCTATTAACTGGCAATCCACTATCAAATCTCTTGATAAAATTTGATGTTGATTTGGTTAATGCAGCTTTGAATGCTGATGTTTTCTTATTCTTTTTGACAACAAGATAAACGCTATCAGGAAAAACTCCAACCTTGTCCAGGTTATGAATCTTGTCCTTCAGAGCTCTGGCGATGGCACAATTTTGTGGATTGGCTTTCTCACCGAACTGGATATGCTTATCTTTAATGCCTAAGCTTATTTTCATGTAATTATTTAGTCATAGAATAAGTACTTTTAATGAAACTAATAGCTCCATTTGTAACATTACAAGAGCAATTGCGCATATTTCATTGGCAATCTGAGACTTATGCACAACACAAAGCATTTGGCAAAGCATATGAAGCGCTTGGTGATCTTATAGATAGCTTTGTGGAAGTGTATTCTGGCAAATATGGCAAACCCAGAGCCAAGTTGAAATACAGCTTGAACCTGAGCAATTTTGATGGTGATTATGCAGAGTTTATTGACAGTAGCATTAGCTTCTTGGATGGGTTTAATGCAGAGTTTGATGCTAATAAAGACAGTGATCTTCTCAACATCCGTGATGAAATGAAGTCTGTTTTAAATCAATTGAAGTACTTACTAACATTAAAATAATTACTTTATCCAATACCAAGAAGTAGTTGGAAAGGGTGTAACCGTCCTCTCAACTTCAAGAGCAAACTGATCTACCGCTCTGACTACAGCAGGTATTTGTGGACCGTAATCATGCCCTGCACATACACCACCAGTCTTCAGTTTAGAATAATAATTTCTACAATCTTTTAAAACTTGTTCATATGTATGTAGCCCATCAATAAAAATAAAATCAAAATAATTATCAGCAAAATCTGATATTGCATCATCTGATGTTTTTTTATGAAGAATAAATCGGTCACCGTATTCTTCTAATTTCTTTTTTGCAATTAATTCTGTTGTACTGTCATCATGAAAAACAGTACCACACCAATCTGTGTATGTAATATAAGGATCTATACCATGTAATGTAAGTGTAGGTAGTTTTGATAGAAGCGCATTTGATCCACTCCCATCCATTACTCCTATTTCCAACCCTATTAAAGGGGCTGTAGTATTGCAAAAAAGATCTGTCAATCCAATTGTAGATGCCATATAGTAATATATTAAGTTGTTGCTGTTCTTTATCAATGTATTAAAATAATGATTAGTTCTTTAAAAGATTTTGGGTAGATACCGAAGTGGCCAAACGGGGTGGACTGTAAATCCACTGGCTTACGCCTTCAGTGGTTCGAATCCACTTCTGCCCAATAAATTTAATAATTAATTCGTAGGTTTATATACAACAAAAGAATCCCATGCATTATTTCCATAGTGTATATGGGTAATGCTAGCATTTGGTACATCTAAATTTTTAAAATGCTGTATATCGCTAGCTCTAACATCCTCTACTATATAAACCCCATTTTCTTTTAAATGTTTTGATAAAAATAATAAAGAGGTAACTTGATGATTCAAGTCATGTGACCCGTCATCAATAATGATATCAAATTTAAATTCATTACCATTAAAGTCAAACATTTTTTGCAAAACATTTTGTAATCCTGTATTGTTTGATTGATCTCCTTGAAAACATTTTATTCTTTCTTCTTCAAACACAACATTTTCAACAATATCAAATGCATAAATTTGAGAATTTATAAAAAAGTCTCTCCAAGCTCTTAAACTCGCACCAGGCTTGTATTCTTCGCCAACTAAATAAACCATAGCATCTCTAGTGCCTATGCCTATCTCCAGTATATTAAGTTTTTTTTCCTTTAAATCTTTGAAAAGATTATAATATTCAGAAGAGTATGAGTGTCCTCTACCATTCCAATTAGTTTTATCAGCTAAATACTTTTCAAACAACTCACATAATTCCGTTTTCATTATAATATTTATTAATATTTGATTACTAATTTAAGCAGAGTTGATCTATTACAACTGATGTGTAATTAGTGGGCAATCAGTTCTATATTTGCCTTGTGGTGTAATGGTAACACAGCGGTCTCTGAAGCCGTTTTTCTACGTTCAAGTCGTAGCAAGGCAAAGTTGATAACTGATTGAATTAAAGTATAATACTATAATGAAACATTGTTTGGTTCTTGGTGCAGGTGGATTTATTGGTAATCATTTGGTTAATAAATTAGTCAAGCAAGGCCATTGGGTCAGAGGTGTTGATATTAAAACACCTGAATATGGCGAAACTAAAGCCAATGAATTTTTAACATTTGATTTGAGGAAAAATAAACTGGTAATGGAGTCTTTTGATTACTGTCCCAATGGTGAAGGGTTTGATGAAGTGTATCAATTGGCAGCTGACATGGGTGGTGCAGGTTACATATTTTCTGGAGACCATGATGCAGATGTGATGCACAATTCAGCTCTTATTAATTTGCATGTGTGCGAAAATGCCATCAAGTTTAAAACCAAGAAAGTATTTTATTCTTCTTCTGCTTGCATGTACCCAGAGCACAATCAATTGGATCCCAATAATCCCAATTGTGAAGAGAGTTCTGCTTACCCTGCAAATCCTGACAGTGAATATGGGTGGGAGAAACTTTTCAGTGAACGTCTTTATTTAGCTTTTAACCGCAATCACAATTTAGATATTAGAATTGCCAGGTTTCATAACATTTTTGGACCTTATGGGTCTTGGAACAATGGCAAAGAAAAAGCACCAGCTGCAGTGTGCAGAAAAGTAGCACAAGCACAAGATGGTGGTGAAATTGAAATCTGGGGTGATGGTAAGCAAACACGCAGCTTTCTTTACATTGATGAATGCTTGGAAGCAGTTGAGAGGTTAATGAATTCAGATTTCAAAGGACCTGTGAACATAGGATCTGAAGAAATGGTTACAATTGATCAATTGGTTGATTTGACTTGCAAGATAGCAAAAAAGAAAGTTGTTAAAAAACATATTCCTGGCCCTACAGGTGTTCGCGGCAGAAGATCAGACAATAAACTCATTAAAGAAAAGCTTGGCTGGGCTCCACAGATTCCATTAACATATGGTTTGCAAAAAACCTATAAATGGATTTCTAAGCAGATAAGCACCTGTAGCTCAGCTGGATAGAGCAGCAGATTTCTAATCTGCGGGTCACAGGTTCAAGCCCTGTCAGGTGCACTGGATTAATATTCTTTTCCGAATAAGTTATAGCATGAACAATAGAATAAATACTTTTATGAAAGATTGTGCTTGGCTAAGAGCGTTTTTGTATTTTTCTATTGCGGCATTGCCTGCATTAATTACTGATATGAGCCAATACAAAACCTTTGCAGACATATCACCTGTAGCATTGACTGTTATTACAGCCAACGTACTGCTTCAAGGGTTTATTGCTGTGCGAGCTTATTTGGATCAATCCATAACAAGAATTCAGAAGGATAAAAAAGACAGCAAAAAGGTTGATCTAATTAATGAATAACTTAAGTAATTATATGAAAACCATATTGCCCTTCATTTTGATTCCTTTGTTAGTTGCTGGCTGCGTCACCACAGGTCCTGACAACAAAGTGGACCCAGCACAGACAGTGGAGAATGCTCTGCCTTACATTGCTCCTGCTGTTACCTTGACTTGCACCATAGTATTGGATCAAGCAGTTTCAGGCAGTGATAGAGTCGAGAAGGCCAAGATGATTAACAATGTTGCCACCATTGTGGAAGGGTTAACTCGCGGAGCAGCTCCCACACCAGATCAACTGCAAAAAGCTCTTTCAGATTATCTTCCTGTTGAAAAGACTCATTGGGCCAAGTATGTGGTGACCATCAAAGATCTGTACGCTACTCAATTCAACAAAGTGGGTGGCAACACAAAACTTGCTGTGGATGTGCTCAATGCCATTGCCAAAGGATGTAAGGACGCTACAGAAAGTTACGTAGACTAATGCCTGCGGGAATCTTACAAGCATTATTAAGCGCCATTTCTGGAATCTTTGGAGCCATTAACAATGTGTTTGGAGCTAAGAATACACCAGAGATGAAAAAAGCTCAAGAACAACAGAAAGAAGTTGACTTCAATAGTGAAGTGGAAAAAGCCATAAAGGATAAAAATGTTAAGAAAATTCGCGATATTCTCTCTGAGTAGTTTTTTACTTTGTAGTTGCACTACGGTAACTCCTGATAAAGTAAATGATGAAATTGCTTCGTATGATGCATCAACACCTGCAGGTTATGATGTCCAAAATTCTGGATTTATTGGTTTTCTTGATGATGGGCGAGGTATTATAACACCTTTTGGTCTATTACGCTACAATACTCTTATTAAAACATACAAGATAAGGTTCAAATCATTTAAAGGTGTAGATCTTAATGAAAATGATGGAACAGTAGAATTTACAGATAAGAAAGGCAATAAGCTTTATATCATTGATCAGCAGCATTTGGTCTATTATGCTGTTCTTAACAGCTGGCGCAAAGATGGTAAAGAACCAGATTCTATCTGGGATAAAGCTAAAGACATAGTTAAATAATTGCATATGGGATGGTCATCCAAAGACAATGCACTGCCCAGAAGAACACCTGCACCTACTTCCATACCTATCCCTGTACCACCCAAACAAACACCACAAAACACAGCTCAAGTATTGCCTTTGAATCAGGAAAAAACAGATTTGAGTGTATTGGATGAGAGAAGTGCAAAAAATGTGGCTACACTGCATCACAAAGTGCAGCAAGTTTTTAAAAATTGGATTGCTGAATGTCAAATTTTAGCCAAAGCATATAATTATGAATACAAAGCGATTTCAGGCAACAGAACTTGGGAAGAACAAGCCAAGATTTACGCACAAGGCAGAACTGCGCCCGGTACAATAGTTACTAATGCAAAGCCTGGGTACAGCAACCATAATTATGGAATTGCTGTGGACATGGGTGTATTTGCAAATGGAAAATACTTGGATGCATCAAACCCTGTGAAAGCAGAAGCATTTCACCGTGAAGCAGCAAAAATAGCTGAAAAATATAATATTGAATGGGGTGGCAGTTGGAAAACTTTTAAAGATTATCCTCATTTTGAATACATAACTGGTAAAACACTGGCTCAACTCAGACAATTGGTCACAGAAGGCAAAGATATTCTCGCATAAATAATTGTATGACCTTCAAAGAGTTCTACAAGAAAATAAAGAAGAAAAAAAGCAAATTGCCCCAAGCTAACAACATTCACACAGATACTTCTAACATGCCCAACACTGCTGCTTTGCCTGCTGCTACTGCAGGCAATCAACCCAGATTGTCTTAACAGTTGAATTAATAAACACGGGTCGCTAATATTATTATATGCCGAAAATACTTGTCACAGGTGGCTATGGATTCATAGGTACCCATTTTCTCATACGTCTCTTAGAAGATACAGATTTTGTTGTGTACAATGTTGATTGTGAATCCTATGCAGCTAATAAAGACAACATAAAAATGTATCTCAAGTACAATAAACAATACCGCAGAAGACTCAAACTGTTTAAAAAAGACATATCTAATAAGAAGCAATTGGATGCATTGTTTGCAAAAATTAAGCCAGATTATGTGGTTAATATTGCAGCTGAATCTCATGTGGATAACAGCATCACAGGACCTGCACCTTTTATTCATTCTAATATTGTGGGCACATTTAATTTACTAGAGTGTTCCAGGAAGTATGATGTGAGCAAATACATTCAAGTGAGCACAGATGAAGTGTATGGGCAGTTGCATGATTTAAATGATGCTCATTTCAAAGAGAATGACAGCTTGCATCCTAGCTCTGTGTATTCAGCTTCTAAAGCTTCTGCAGATTTATTAGCTCTGTCTTATTTCAAGACATTCAAGCTTGATGTGTGTGTTACTCGTTGCTGCAATAACTATGGCCCTTATCAGCACAAGGAGAAACTGTTACCCAAGACTATTCTCAATGCTTTGGGTAATTTACCAATTCCAGTGTATGGCAAAGGTGAAAACATGAGAGAATGGATACATGTGCAAGACCATTGCAAAGGCATTCTTGCTGTTCTCAATGAAGGTGTACCAGGTGAAATATACAACATTGGCACTGGCACAGTTTTGACAAATATCAAGCTTGTTAAACAGGTAATTGAGTTAACAGAGAGAAAAGAAGATCTTATTGAATTTGTTGAAGACAGAAAAGGACATGATTTTATATATGCTACCAACAGTGACAAGATTGCCAGTGAATTGAAATGGCTACCCAAGATAGATTTTCAGGAGGGGTTGAAGCAAACAATTGCATGGTATAAAAAACAGTTGAATTAATTAACTATACATGCATAATTAATTATAGTTCATTAACAACTGGGGCTGTAATGGTATCGATTGAACAGTGGAGTTTGCAAGAGCAAGTACCGGGGCATGCCGGTTTACCAATAGCAAAACAACATTAAATGCCGAAGATAACTTCGACATGGCCATGAGTCTAGAAGAAGCTGATGCAATCCTTGCAACAGCAGGCTTTGTTGATTCAGAAGCCACACTCGAGCTAGTTTAACTACTCGATCGTTCTACTGTAGATTAAAGCTTGT